TATAATACTTACCATCTTCTTTAGACGCTGTCGTGTAACCGATTACGTCTGCTTTAGCGGCTAGTGAATATCCTAATCCACGTGGAAGCTCTGGTGCTAACTGTACCTTTCCATCTTGCATCTGTGATGTTTTGGAATGGCTTACTAACACTAGATTCCCGCCTTTCTTTTTCATAAGGTCTTGAAATCGTTTGATGACATCTAGATTTTTACGTCTAGCTTTGCCCCAATCAGCACCCCATTGACCTTCTCCCATAGCTGTAATACCTAGTTCATTGATAACTGCGTGTTCAATCCACGAGTTAACTTCCCCTATAGTATCAATAACTATGGTGTCGTATGGCAATTCGTCCCAATCCTTTTTCAGCCAATTATATACTTCTATTAAAGAGTATACTGGCATTGGCTTACCTTTATCGTCTCCTGAGCGAAACTTAAAGCCTCGTTCATCTGGTGGAACCAATTCTACTTTGGGTTGACCATTTTCAACCACTTGTTTGCCGTCCTTTTCAACGGGACGAACAGGAGCATTTAAACTAGTTGACGTAACCACGTTAGCATTATTAACGAAGTCTGACCCTAGGTCGGTGTCAATTACTATGACACCTTTATGACCTAGAGAAGACCAACGAGATACTGCTGTAGTTTTACCAGTTTTAGGCTGTCCTATGATGAGATATGTCAGTCCCGATGGCATTGCTGTCCAATCGGTCGACACTTTTCTTACTTGTATCAATAGATACCTCCTTCAGGTTTGGAGTTATTAAAGTACCAAATTCTACCATATTTGGGTTCAGGCTGGTCCAAATATAGTCATAATATGCAAGTTGTGCAACTATATTATATACTTGTGCCAAGCCTAAAGACACTATATGGTTTGTAGCGAATACGGTATGTTTCATACTACAGGGTGCGGCAGGAATAGTATGCGTGGGTGCCCAAGTTGATAGATAATTTTCATCATTACCTATTGTACACGTAACCATTTCAACACTTGTTGCACCCATACGGAGGTCAATGAAAAATGACCTATCCCAAGCTGGGTGCATCCAGTATTCCTTAGATTCATCAAGCCAACGATTAAATATCATTTTCCTTGATTCCATATCATCAGTGCATACTATCATTTTAGAAGTAGCCTTAGAATCTACACCAAAATGTTCTTCTGGTATAAATTCTTGCCAATCCTCTGCGTACCTTTGAAACAACCCTTGAGCTGAATCACGTTTAGCATTTCCGACTTCATCAATCGGATAGGCTGTGGTACTTAAGTTATGGTCTTCTATGACGTCTCCATCATAACCTATAACCTTGTGCCAGCCCATCATAGCTAATCCTTGTATTAAGAATGAGCCAATCCCTCCTAAACCTACCACCGACACCTCATTTAGACGTGACAATGGAACTAAGTCCTTATTCCTAAGGAATCTAGTCTTTATTTTGTTTCCCATTCAACGAACTCCTTCAGCATTGCGTGTGCCGCCTCCTCGGAGCCGAACATCGCAACGTCTTTTATACGGGTTGCTTCAGCGTTTATTTTATTACGCTGTTTTCTTATAAATGTATTTTCATCAGTTACTTGTGAATCAATACTTTTCTTAAACTCTTCGAATCCTATGAGTAATTTTTCAATGTCAATCGAACATAAACTACCTGTACCATAGAATCCGCCTTTTCCATTATCTAGTTCTCTATTAATGGCTGTTTTGACGATGTCTATCGTAGGGTATTTTATTTTCCCTTGAGCTAGACCCATCATTGCAATGTCTTTTGAATGCCCAGATGATATATCTTTTAATTCATTGATTTTTCCTGCTACGATTTCATCTATTCTTGTGCAGAAATACTTCTTTTGTGGAACAGTCATCATATACTGTACCTCCTTATTTATTGATTATGAAAAATAAGCTGTATCCGGCTTTGTTGCCAATATAGTTGCTTGTAATACACAACACACTCGATAGCATTGCTCTCTGGTATTGTATTGTATTGTAAGGACTTTTCTAGCTCACGCAAACGGTTTTATTACTTGCTGGCTTCAACAGCTTATATTTTAATTTTGTGGAAGGGTATGTCTTAGGGCTGAGCGGCGGCGTTTAACACTCGCTGTCGTAAATCTGGGATGCGACCAAGATTTAGAGCAACCCAGCCCTATTTTCGAATATACACCGTATTATTTGTAATATCAATAGAAATTTCTTCCTAGTGCATCTATGTACAAATGAGGGTCTATATTAGGACAATCCTTTCGACACTCTTCGATAAAATCGTGATAATGTAACTCACCACTGTTTAATTTATCTACTAAGTTGTCCATCAACTCAGTCTCCTTTTTCGAGACCTCCGACTGTTGGTCCCAAGCATATGACTGGTTGTACTGTTGAGTCTCCAACTCCGTCAGATTTTTTTTAGCAGGTTCAGCAGGTGCTTCCACACCGTGAATGCCGTAACCATAACCATTACCATAGCCTCTGCCATATCCGAAAGCAGAAATTTGATTACCATTATACCCTGTATATGTAACCTTATTCTCTTTCTTCTTAGCTTTCTCTATTTTAGTGGCTTCCTGTTTCCATTCTTGAGGAATATCAACAGCTAAAATTGGAGTTGTTACTTCACCCTCTACCAAGTTTGTAAAGCCAAACTGGTCTTTATACGTTAAGCAACAATCAAATGGCTCTCCAGATGAAGCTACAACTGTGCTAAAGAAAACACCATCCTTGATGGCTTGCTCTTTAGCTGTATCTTTATCTGTACCACTTAAAAATGCTCCCATCGTATGGTGAGAGTGTATCAATCCTAGGAAACAGTCTTTTAAATCAGGGAAACGCTTATAAACCTTGGGTAATAGTTTACCCATAATGTCTCCGTCTAACTCTGTTTCTGTTCCGTGACCAAGATGAATAGGCTTGAAGTATTGAAGGGAGACTTCCGTTGGGAAGCCGTCCGCATCAACCTTATCAATACTATACCAAGCTGGTCCAGACCACTCTGTTTTCTTAAACCTAGAAAGCAGATAATTGATTTTGTTCTGAATCATCTCCGAAATTGATATTTCGAACGATGCTTTTATACTTGTCTCTGGCATTTAATAACCTCTTAGAGCTGTACTCGTTAACGATTTTAGAATAATACTCAATACCAATGTTAGCAAAATGGTCTGTATATCTCTCAGTATGTACTGGGAGTTCGTCTCCCATAGAGTTGTAAAACCCTCTGGCAAACGCAACAAGACCTGAAGCCACTTGATATGAGTCCTCATTCTTTAAGAACTCGACATCTCCCCCGATTACTCTGGAAAGTGTCCTTAGCGATTCATATGAATTATGTAAATCCACATTATGACGACCTAGATAGTACGCAATGCTCTTCAACGCTACGTCTTCTGGAATACAAGTATTAAACATTGGGGTTTTCCCATTATTTAAAACTCGATGATATTCCATAAGATTAGCAAATTCACACGTGCGTGGTCCACTAGTCTCGGCAATAGCTTTCGACCTAGAATCTTCCATCAACCTTATAAGTAGCATATTGGGAACTCCCATCTGACTACTTGTACGGGTCCAAGGTTTGGTAACATAAGCCTTTGGCTTACTTATCAGTGCTTCAGATGCCAACTGTGAACTAATCACATCTGGACATCCTAAAGTCCTACTGATTTTACCTATTGTCCCGTAAAAAAGTCCTTCCGTAAAACTATAAAACTTTTTATAATCTTCGAAAGTGTTAGACTCTGTATCTCTAGCTACAAACGAGTTTAGACCATAGCCATTAAACAAGTTCATTAACCTTAAACCCCACGTATCATCGAAATCATACAATGCGGCAAAAGCAACAACTTCATCTATATGGTTAATCATCCAATCTCTAAACTTTGTATGTCTAGGGATTCGTGCATAATCATTACCAGTCCTAGCATAATTCCTATTTGATATTTCATACCAATATGTTTTACAAGTTAAGTAAGACACAAAAGGAGTAGCTTTCCTAAATACCTCTGGCATCATACGCCAGTATCTATAGTCGCTATTGATATTCCAATAGGCGTCATTAGATGTCCAAGTATTTAAAAAGGACTTCGCAACATTTACCAATGAAGGTATCTGTCCCGATGATATTGCACTAGACCAAGCATTTGACCATCCACCTAAACAAGGTTGCCCTTCCGCACTTACGTGAGGATGGACTGCTGTATCCTTTAGTAGGTTTTGAAATTTTGTATACTGATAAGGTGTATACTCTCTGCCTTCCCAATGGAGAAGTTGAGACGCTATAATTTTATCAATCATAGGTATTTCATAGTCGCCTGATGTAACTATTCTTACATCTGTTGGTCGTCTCGTATTAAATAATAAAGAATGGCTAGGCAATGTATAATTGACTGTACCTCTAAATTGAGGTTTGCCAATCCTAACGAGGAACTCGTTATTTATACGCCTAGTGCCTTCTCTAAATACTGTATACGTACTAGTATGATGGATATCGAGTTTTCCTATCATATCATCAGCTAAATTCTGTACTTCTGAAGTACGTAATGAACTGTTCTGATATTTAGCGTTCTCTCGTATCCATTTCTTTAGAAAGATTTTAGCTTGTAGCATACTTCCTCCTTATTTAATTAGAAAATTATTTTATTCATCAGAGTGACGACCCGTTGCCGAGCCGCCACCTACTGAATCTCTTTAGTCTACGCTAGACCAGATGTTACCTTATCAGTAACAAAAGCTACGAAGTCATCATCTCTGAGATTCGTATTAGCTTCCGCTTTCTTTGCGTTGACATTGATTGTGGTGTTGTCTAAAGACATACCAAGGGCTTCAGCTAATCCTGCTGGATTGTCTGCGTCCATAGTTTTTACTACACCACCAAAGGTCTGTACTAGTACTTTAGCCATATTAGGCTCCTTTGCGTGTCAGGGGTTTTGAAGGCTGTTTACGAGGGCGTCCCCTTTTGGGCTTGCTCAATGCCTTTGCCCTATCGCTCTCTAAACAGAGTTCTAATTCATTCAATTTGAATGTGATACCATTGATTCTTCTTTGATGCTGTCTTACTTGATACCATATTGCATTGGTACTCTTCTTCCAAGGCATCAGTATATACTTAAGTATCCTTACTATTTTACGCATTAGCGTCTCCTTATTTAGGGTTAACAAACTTGATGTCAATCAACTTTTTCTTTGTTACACACTTCCTTAATGTATTTACAGGAATAAAGTGTGCAATAGCACTCTTTACTCTATATGGCGTCTCTACATTTAGCAAGAAATATGCTAATTGACGCATTGGCGTTTTCCTTTTATCTTGTGTAAAAGGTTTAACGTCCATATATCTACAATAAATACCCATTACCATTTGATAGGTCAAAGCTGACTTACCTTCATCTAGTATTCTATGGAACATTCCGTTAGCATAAGTTTTACCTAATGCTTTCTCTAGCCATTTAATACGAGATAAGTGTGTTGCTGGTATTGGAGCACCTTTGAGGTATCTCCATAGATACTGATTACCATTAATTAACATTGTATCTTCATTAGCGGCAA